CTCTCTGTCGCTTTACACGGATACCCTTTAGCTTTGGGTGAGAGAAGATATCCTTCGCCTCAGCAATGGTCATACCGTACTTCTTGCGGATTTGATCACGGCTCATGCCGTCATCTTTGATGTGGCTCACGAGCTGTGAGATAGTTAGTGAGAACACCTCTTGTGTCTCTTCTTGTGTCACCTCTGGGGTGACTTCAACTTGTGCGTCAAAAGACATTGTGAATCTATTTAATCGATGAATATTTTGCTCCAGTCCAATTCAGCATCAAGTCCTCGTAGATGCTCACAGCGGGAGCCTGCTGTGTCGTCGCTTGTAGAGTCAAACGAAATCTTTGTGGTTTCTTCACCCCTGTACACAAGACCGATAGCATCGGCATTAGCACAGGTAATCTCACGTAGCTTACCAGACAAGGACAAGTCATTAGCCTTGACCTCCTTACCATTCTTAGTCAGGTACTTGTCCTTCAAGTGCCCAACAAAGATGACGTGGTCAGCAAGTTTAGATAGTCTGAAGAACCACTTCATGAAAGCCTTACGCAAGTATAGATACCCAGCACCCTGAGGCAGAGTCAGAACAGACAGACCCTTGTTCTGCTGGTCAAAGTTCTTACCCATAGGTGTAGCCTGGTACATCTTCTTTGCCTCGTCCTCACACCACACTTCCAGTTGTGTGATGGTGTCGATAGCAATGTACTTGTAAGGTTTTCCCTCGCTAATAATAGCTTGTCCGACCTGGGCCAACTCAGCGAGGGAGTTGACTTTGATCTTGAGTGCGTCCACCATATCTGACCCGTCCTCGAGGTCAATGATGAGACAATTCTCAAGCTGAGACAAAGCTGTGGTCTTACCAATCTTTGGTGGACCATAGATAATCATGTTCTTAGGTGATTTGCGTGCAGCTTTAACCACCTGTTTGGGGAGTACTAGTTCGCTCATTGATTGTGAATGTTGATAGATCTGTTTCAAAAGGTATCATACCAAGCAAACCGTCACGGTTCTTCTCGATATGACAAGCCATAAGGCCAACTGGGTCTTCCCCGCAGTATTTATCGACGATGCCATACAAGTCATTGGGACGCTGTAGCATCATCACTACGTGTGCATCCTGACCAATAGAGTCACCACCGAATAGGTCTGTCAAGAGGGGCTGGTATTGTTGTTTGGCACGGAACTCCTGTTCGATGTTACGATTGAGCTGTGACAGCAGTATCGTGATACATGTCATCCTAGCTTGCATCCACATGCATGCTTTGGACAACACATTCAATCGTTGCAGTTCCGTATCTGCATTGCCTTTGACAAGGCGTGAGTGGTCAATCAGATTGATGACTGTAGTACCAGGATACCTGATGAATACATCTTCATTGATCTTCTTGACCCGCTCCATGTCTTGTGGTATGGAGCAGAAAAAGATTGGGTAGTCTTTGTACTTCTGTACCATACCCTCGTAGGTTTTGAACTTCTCATCACTGAGAGTACGTTCAACAGACAAGAGCTCCGCTGTCTGCATCTTAGTATCCTTCGAGCCTGCACGCAGTATCTGCTGATAGCCTGGCATCTCGAATGACCAATACAGAACAATGATGTTCTTCTCCTTGCTTGTGTCTAGTATGTCAAAGATCAACTGGTTTGAGAAAGCGGACTTACCCACACCAGGACGACCTGCAATGACGTACATCTTACCAGGCTGTAGCCCACCCATCAGGTTTCTGTTCAGACGTGGCCATCTTGTAGGATAGACTCGTCTGTTACCATACATAGCTGTCTTGACCTCAGCAATAGATTTGTTGACGTCTTGAGAGATATGCTTCAGTTCCCTGATACCAGTGAGGTCATAGCTTGCGTGTGATGCGACCTGTGGTTTGTGCTGGTTGTTCATTAATATCTTCGTACTGCTCCCACGTGTGATTGTTCATCCATGTAGTAAGCATTTGCATATACCCTAGGGTGTTGGTTGACTTGCGAAGCTCCAATTCGTTTTGTAGACACTTAACGATATGGTCGTGCTTCGCCTTGTCTGTACCAACAATCTTGTAGTATTTGCGTAGAGCTTTCTCGTTGTTCTTAGCGAAAGCATCCTTAGCCCTGAGGACACGCATGTGTCCCTGATTGTATACCTTAAGGGGAAAGTGGGAGAGAAGCTCCGACCACATTCTGTCGAACGAATCCTGGAAGCTGTCCAGGAATGCTTGACGTACTACATGGTCTTGCGGCTCCTCCCCCAACTTAATTAGCCCTTTGGTTTGCAAGGCTTCTAGGTTTGGCTTTAGCGATAACTCTGAGATCAACTCATGGCTTGTGGCATGCAAGAGATACAAATATAAGAAATCATCTCCAGTTATACCAAGATCTTTGAGAATATTTGTGTTGACCTCTACTATCATACCAATTATTTAAACACTGCAGTTATTTGCTTACCTTTCACTTCGATAGTGATGTGGTCATGATCCCTTGCAAGGCTAGCCAAAGTAAATCTCACACTCTTATCAAGCATTTTCTGGTGCTTGGACATAGAGAACTTTGACTTGACCTCTCCAAATGGATCTTTCATCTCTGCCTTTTTAGCTTTAGCTCTCGCCTTAGCTCTTATCGCTTTACCTACTGGGCCAGCACTACCAGCATCATACTTTCTTGCTCTTTTCTTTAGAACGTTGTAGTAACGAAACATGACAGCCTTCTCAGTGCGGCCATACTTCTTTGCTGCTTTTGTAATCCCTTGACAGACTGTACGGGATTCAGTAGCACACTTGTAGATGTACTTGTCTTCGGCAGCCGTGTAGGACTTGCCAGTTCTTGGTTGTGAACACATATTTATTAGGGTTTAAATGATTTTGTAGCTTGTTCCATCCACTTCTCCTCCTGTGTGCCTGCTACATATAGTATGTAGACTAGGCCCTTCTTGTCAGGCTGGAAGCGTAGTAGTCTACCGACTCGTTGTATCATGGGTAGCGCTTTGCTCTCCAATCCTGCAACAATTCCAATGCCTACGTCAGGTACGTCAAAGCCTTGATTGAGGGCCTTTGTACTGCATAGGATTGCACCGTCGGTACTCCTGAAATCTTCAAGAGTTTTCTCACGTCGTTTCTTACTAACACCAGAGTGATACACCATACCACCAAGCTCTGCAGCCATCAGGTTTGTGAAGCCATTCGAACCTGAGAAGGTCAGAATCTTTTCACCTGGGTGCTTTGCAACGATGTTCTTAGAAGCTAGTAGCTTGTTCTCTGCATGCTGTACGACAG